ACCAAACATGAATCGATATTAGAAGACGACTGAAATTCATTTTTTTTAAAAAAAAAATACCAGAGCAAGGAGGTATACTCCCCGCCCTGGTAAAACATATAGATTATATACTATATTTTACAGGTTGTAAACCTTTTATTTGTAGGCTTGATCCTCCATGTCAGATATTGATTTACCTAAGAAATCCCTTTTAAGTCTCAGTTTCCGAACAAGGTCTGAACGACCTCTCTTCGCCATCTTGTACTCATAGTGTTCTAGTTCACGGTAGTCTTTTCTGAGTCTCTCGATTTGGGAAATGATCATAGAAAGATTCCTTTAGTAGTTAAGGTTCAAAGATCATGACGACTAGGGGAGGATATTAGGAAACGCCTCCTTCACTACAGCAGATGAAATACCCTTAAATGGTTTCTTGTCCTTCATCTGCAATACCACTTTAGCATCCTCGGGGTGAATAGCCTCGAGGAGCTGAATGAACATTGATTCCTTCTTAACAGGATTCATTTGTGTAGACTTTGGGGGAGCAAAGTATGAAAACCTACGTGCTTGCCTGGACAGGTCACTCGGAGCACTGTGGGGAGCATTCGCAGTATACGGTGGATCTCCTTCAGGAAGATCTAGCTTAATATTGGGGTGGTATGTCGCCTGCAGTACGCTACGGAGTGCAAACGAATCGTTTTGCTTGAGGAACTGGATCTTGTCAGCTTTCTTAACCGTCTTCCCGGTTTTATCCAGAACCTCATGAATCTGTAAAGTAACCTTGTTCACCATTAACATCATCCTTCTTAATATGGCTTGAGTGTATCCTGCACTGGATATACTCATTATAATAATCGTCTCTCAATATCACATCATACTGAAACTGTAGCTTGGCTTCCCAATACGAGCACTCTCCTTTTGTCTTACAGATTCTAAGTATTTCTCTCTTGTATTTATCCTTACCAAGCTCTTTAACTTCTTCCTTCAGATAGTTACTCGAGCCATAGTACTTACGCCAGTCTGATTCCTTGACGACCTTCTTCTTTCGGGTCTTACCTTTCTGCTTAACACGTCTTGTAGACCAGAAGGATTTTTTACCTATATACTTTCTCCCATCACTAACATTTGTGATCCTGTACACGAACCCTACAAAGCCCTCAGGCGGTGTTTCAGGGTCGTATAGCTCATCATTATACAGCCAATGCTCACTCATAAAAAAAATCCCAGCTATTGCTAACTGGGATTATTTATGAATGTGCTTAACAATTTAAAGTAATTAGAAGTCTATCTCACATGCGCCTCCCGCACACGCAGCCGCACCGAGCGTATCCACATCAGTGAACTTCTTTTCAGTTAGCTCACCGATCCAGTCGATTTGTTGATATGATCGTTTAATCTTTTCCCACTTGTGAATTAAGTGAGCATCCTTCAAGCAGTACTCTGCCTTCTTCAGATCACCTTCAAGGTACTTGGATGCAAATGCCTGGAAGCGACGTACCCAGTCCTTCTTCATGGTGTTCTTAGAGTTCTCGGCAGAGATATCCTCACCAAAGCCTTGTGCGGTAGAGCAAGCCATCCAAAGATCACCGAATGCCTGCAGGCCATCCACAACGAGACCAGAGGCTAAAACAGCCGCCACGCCATATTTTTCCACCATCTTTTCAGCGTCGATGACTTCAGTATTTGGCGCTTGATTAAAATCCTTGTCGCCAGAAGTAGACAAGAAAGAAATACCAGCAAAGTTATTCCTATTGCTATAAACATATTCAGCAACATCATCCCAGTCCTCCACTAGAATTGTATTTGATACGTTATGACTAACAGTTGGATCGACACAAAGTTCCTTATTCTTACCGGTGTTAACCCAGTTCTTCTGTGCCTTTGCTACCAGATCAAGATGCTTGGTACCGATCAGATCATCTTTTAAAATTGATCCCTGCTTAGGTGTAATCGGGAATGAAACCACCCAGTCACTACCAGATGCAGACCATACAGACTCTTCAACCATGTCTGGGTTGGTTTTGGCAATCAACTGAGCAATCTCAGATTCCTTGTTTAATTGTATGTTCCGAATATATCTCTCAGAGTGTTCAGCGTGGATTCCACTTGCTGTTCCCAAGAGTACAGAAGCATTGCCACTAGGCTTAACACAAGTAGTCCGAGCAGCAGGATTGATACCAATAAGAGCAGCAAGTCTAGCATTAGTCTCTTTAACAATCTTGGCACCCTTTTCCAGAATCTTTTCATTGAATAAAACATCAGGGTTATTCATCCATCCAGTGATAGACACACCAAGAAGAGCTTCACGGTCAAAGATCTTCTTGGATGTATCAGATAAGAATTTAAAGTCAGTGTAGCCAGCCTGCAGCGTACCAAGGATTGATGCAGCTTCACATGCCTTGTAGAATGATTCCTCATCCACACACTTACCGCCGTTGATCTCTGTCAGGTTACATCCTTGCCAGCCAGAAGTTTTTGTACCATCTTCCTCGATCGCTACCGGATACTTACCAATCTCTACACATGGGTTGGTTGTGTGCTCTGTGGATTCTACAAACACGAAACCAGGTTCACCAAACTGCTTGATCGAATCCATGATTGCCATAAAGTCTTCCTTCTTGGTTTCCTTACGGACAATCACTGCAGAGTTGTTGGAACGTGCGCGCTGTGGGTTATCCACAAACCAGTTACCAGTCTTGGCGTTCATCATTTCTGTGTCAGTTGGTGAGAACAGACAGATGGTAGCAGAGCGCCGTACACCACCGCTCAGGACTGCGTCAGCACAGTGCATAGCAATATCATATACATGGATTGGTCGTAACTGTACTGGATCAGACTTACCCATTACCTGTCCTTGAATCAGGTACTCGATACGATCCAGAGCCATACGCAGACCATCAGGACCAGGAGCTTTAAAGCCACCAGAAATCTTAGCACCCTTTGGACGGATATTGGTCATGTCAAAGAATACTCTACGACCCTCAAACTCAGGATACTTGCCACCACCTACAAAGTAGGATGACATGAGAACATCCAGTGCAGACGCCCAGCCTTCAATAGAATCCTCTACAACATATCCCTTTGCCTGCTTCTTACGATCCATTACCTTAGGAAGCTTTTCAACGTGATGAGTTTGTACCGAGAATCCAGCACCAGCACCACAAAGAAGAATATAGAAGTACTCACCAAAAAATTCTGCACGGTCTACATAGGAAGAAGTACAGTTATACATCTTCATCTGGTGCTTAAGCAGCTGCTCGCCACCAAACTGCAAGGCACGCTGTGCACCGAGTACACGCTTCTCCTTATAAGCATTGGAAGCAGTGGCCATCTCGTTAGCCAGCGCTGTAGTCATCTTATCCTTATAGTAGTCCTTATGCATAGCCATGACACGATCAACAGATTCGTCCCAACTCTCATATCGGTTTTCATCATCAATATATCGGGAATAGGATTCGTAGAATTTAGTTTGGGATAAAAAATCCCTCATGTCTAGACTATTGGTCATAGAACGCACCTCTTGGAAAATAGATTTTTATGATAGGGTATTATATATCAGTTCACGTAGTTTGTAAACTACTTTAGCTTCTCAACGGCTCGTGAACCAAACCAGAACGAAATAATAGCGGCAAAGATAGACTGCGACTGTGGATCCCAGATGACATCAGAGATCTCGGCCATGTTCTGGCCAGCCTTCATCGCTTCCATTACTAGTACGGTTTTATAGAATAAGAAGAACCCAAAGAAGCAGTACGTGATGATCGGACGTACACCCTTCTTTAATCCCGCAAAGAATCCAGTTTCCTTGGAAATTGCAATGTCATGCTCGATCAAGCGCTTGTGCTCTTCATGATCAGCCATGTCTTTCAGGTAGTCGTGCTCAGCCGATTGCATCTGCATCTTAATTTCTGCAGAGGCTTTCATCTTAGCTAACTCGTGCTTCTGTTCTTGTGCCTTATTAATGGTCTCAAGAACTTTAGGAGCGAACGACGTACCAAATCCGAGAACGGATCCAAGTAGTGCGAACATTTAAGACTTCCTCTTTTTTGTCCTAACGAAAGCCTTAAACTTCATGTGTGGAGGTTCCATCGCAACGTGGGCTGTCTTAGTAGCTTCTTCGTCTTTCTTACTCTTCTTTTTTGGCTCAACCTCAGCCAAAATCTTCTTCTTGTCAAGCTTGTTAATGTTCATTTCATTCAGAACCTTATCTAAGTTGACATCGTAGTGTTCTCTTAACAGAGCTAATGCAGCAATATACGAAGCTACTCTGGACTTACCTCCAGGTGCGGTTTCAATCAATCTCTTTAGGTTAAACACAAGTCTGTGAAACAGGTTGAAAGCATTACGCTCCTCCTGATTCTCAATCTTCTTATC